GAGGATGTCGAAACTTCCAACCTCGCCGTCTACGAGGTTTCAGCAGTCAACACCAAGCCTTTGAGCAAGCGCGGTTCGATCTTCGATAAGGGTCGCATTACTCGCGCTACTCTTGTCGAGATGACTGATGCCATCGTCCCCGCCGGCGGCATCCCGCTACACACCATGCACCGTCAGGGTGATGAGCTGCCGGTCGGGCGCGTCTTCTATGGTGAGGTCCGTGACCTCCCCGACGGCGAGACCGAACTGGCCGCGCTGTTCTATCTGCCCAGTGATCACGACCTCGCCCTCAAGATCGACAACGCGATCATCGACGAGGTGTCGGTCGGCATCAAGTCGAAGCAGCTGATGTGCTCCGAGTGTGGCTGGGACTACTTCGGCGAAGACGCCACCTTCGACAATTTCTGGGATCGCACCTGCGCCAACGGCCACGTCCTTGGCGAGGATGGCGTCCACCCCCGGCTATCTGGCCTGGATCGCTTCTTTGAACTCTCCCTGGTGTCCATAGGCGCCGCCAAGGAACCGAAAATCCGGGGCCGTGCGAAGGCGGTCCTGGCTTCCGCCGACATCGAGCGGATGGCTGCGAGCGGCCTCGAGGCCGACGCAACGCTTCTCTTCGCGACCAGCAAGCTCAAAAAGGATGAGGACATGGACCTCAAGGCGATGATCGAGGAGCTGAAGGCCTCCACCACGGAGTCCGTCACGCTCAAGGCGTCGCTCGCTGCGTCGGAGACCAAGGTGGCCGAGCTGACGGCTCAGGTCGAGGCTCTGACCACCGAGCGGAACGAACTCAAGGCCGCGGCCGAGAACCCGGAGGCTCTGAACGAGCTCAAGGGCAAGCTCGATGCTGCGACCACCGACCTGACCAAGGCCCAGGAGTTCCTGGCCGAGCAGGCGAAGAAGGCTCTGGTGGCTTCCGGTGTCGAGAACCCGGTGGCTCCCGAGACGGTGGATGCTTCGATCGAAGCGATCACCAAGGCGCAGACCAACCTTATCAACCTGCTCCCGGTGGGTGGCAAGTCGATGTCTGCGGATCACAGCAAGGATGGCGCTAAGTCGACCACCCTTTCTGCTTTCCAGACCCGTAAGTAAGAGGACACCTGAAAATGGCTACCAAGTCTTTCGGTATCACTCTTCGTGGTTTCCACTTCGAGGATTGGCAGTTCACTTTCAACCTCGCTGCGGGCATCACGACGAATGATGTGGGCAAGGCTGTCGCGCTCGACACCTCCGCTCCCAACACTGTCAAGCTGGCCGGTGACGGCGACAAGATCATCGGTCGTCTGGAGGTGGTCGAGAACCGCACCCAGGATGGCTCGCTGGTCGGCAACGTCGCCCTGAAGTTCATCAACGCCCTGCCCAAGAGTGGCGTCATCAACATCGGTGACCGCGTGGTCGGTGCCGGCACCGGTGCTGTGAAGGCTGCCGCCGCGGACGTCGATGGTGGCGACAACTACGTCGTCGAAGTCGGCTCCACTTATGTCGTCGTGGTGAAGGAGTAATCACCCATGTCGCTGCTCCCCCTGACTCAGATCAAGCGCAAGGGCATCGAAACCCTCGCTGATCTCCGCTCCAGCTCCGTGACCACGTCGCGCGAAGCCGGCACCCAGCTCGTCGCCCAGGCCAAGGCCTACGGCCTCGGCGTTCGTGAGTTCCTGACCCTGTCGATCGACCCGCGTCTGTCGGAAGACAAGCAGTTCGCCGAAGCTGGTCTGAACGGTTACGAGGCCTCGCTGGCCTACCTGGGCCTGCCGGTCAAGAACGACTTCGCCAATGGCGTCGTCCTCGAAGCCGCTGGCGAGACGTTCCAGACCTTCCCCGGCATCCGCGCCCTGTTCCCGGAAGTCGTGGATGACGTCGTCAAGTGGAAGTACCGCCAGGATTCGATCGAGAAGGTCGAGCCGCTCGTCGCCAACAGCCGCACCGTGGCCGGCGTCGAGATGCAGTCGACCGTGATCGACGACAAGGCCGACGACTACCAGATCGCCCAGGAAATCGCGGAAGGCACCCGCGTTCCGGTGAAGTCGATCCGTGGCACCGAGTATGCCGTCCGCTTCTACAAGCACGGCATGGGCTACCGCACGACCTACGAGTTCGAGCGTCGCGCCCGCCTCGACCTGCTGACCCCGTACGCCAATCGCGCCATGCGCGAGATGGATCGTTCGAAGGTTCGCTGGGCGACCCTGATGCTGCTGAACGGCGACGCCGTCCACTCGGCCGCTCCGGTCAAGGCCCAGTCGGCCTACGACGCCGCCGCCGGCACCGCTGCCACCGCTGGCAAGCTGTCGTACAAGCATCTGCTGCTGTGGTTCGTCGAGCGCGCCAAGGCTGGCGTTCCGGTCGACACCGTCGTCGGCAACTGGGATGCCTACATCGACTGGCTGATGCTGTTCGCCCTGCCGACCAGCTCCAACAACCGTACCGATGCTGACAACCTGGCTGCCATGGGCTTCCAGATCGGCGGCGTCCCGCTGCTGACCGGTGTGGTCAACTTCGTCCTGTCGTCCACCATGCCGGCCAAGCAGCTGCTGGGCTTCTCGCGCGGTGACACGCTGGAAGAGCTGGTCGAGGCTGGTTCGAGCATCGCGGAAAGCGAGCGGTCGGTTCTGAACCAGACCGTCAACTACATCCGCACCGAGAACTCGGGCTACCGCCTGGTCTTCGGCGATACGCGCAGCGTGTTCGATTACTCGGCGTAATCGGCTATCTGTCGATCATATCGGGAAAGGCCCGCCCACCTCGGGCGGGCCTTTTTTCTTCAGGAGAACACCTATGAAGCTGCTCGTTGAAACCGAGGGCGCCGTTCAGTTCATCGACCCGGCCCACAGCACTCACATTCGAGGGAATCGCCCCACGGTGGCCCCCTCTTCGAACTTCATCCACCTGAAGGCCTCGCAGGGACAAATCCTGGTTCTGGCGCAGGATCTCAAGCCCGAGGCGACGGATGAAGTGTTCGCCGAATACTGGGCGGAGAGTAAGGGAGATAAGGACTTGGCTGTTGCTTCGTTCTTGTCGAAGTATGGCAAGGATGCAGTTGAACAGGAGCAGACTTCGGAAGATACTGCTCCGACTACCACCAGACGCCGCCGAGGCTAATATGTACGAGATCGCCAACGAGGACGTAACGATTACTGTGCCGCTCATCATGAACGGTGAGTTTGTCGTCCCGTTGGCGGGATCGGTGCGCTATATCGTACGTGGGCATAGCGGTTCGGTTCTTGCCGGCCCGACGTCCATTGTCACCGATGAGAACACCACCAGCGTCACCATCACGATCCCCGCCGCTTTGAATGTGATCAGCGGAGATGTTGAAAATCGGCACCTCGTGGTGTCCTTTGGAACACCCTCTGGGTCATACCAGATCGGCAACACATACCGTCTGGTCAACTGGCTGAACCTAGCGGCCTCGGCCGTCGACGTTCGGCGCTTCCTCGGGGTTACAGTGGATGAGCTGCCCGACGACGAGGTGGATCTGGTCAAGTCGTATCTCACGATCAAAACCGAAATGGGGTCGGTGTTTACCGACGCTCTCTCGGCCACCGACAGCAGCGTCTACGCCGCGAATGATCTGGTGGTTTACCGCACAGTCCTCGACGTTATTCCGTCTCTACAGCTGCGTGTTATCCAGACCGAAAAGTCTGACATCCTATCGGCCAGTCGTTCGAGCAAGATCGACTATGGAGCCCTCGCCCGCGAAGCGTCTGCGCGCTACAGCGCCGCGGCCCGCCTCGTCAACCCGACCGTCGAGGATGAGCTTACACTGTTCCTGGTCGCTGGTGTCGACGATCCGATCGTTGGGGAGGCGACGTCGTGATAAAGAACACCATTTTCAGAACGAAGGGCGGTCGCCAGTTCTTCGGCCAAATGCTTCATACGCCGACCACCGCTGGTAACGACGCCAATTTCATCCACCCTCGGCGAGTCCTCAAGGTTGGCAAGCGCTGCCTCCTCCAGGCCGGAGAGGTCATCAACACTGGCGATGGCACCTTCCTGGTGCTGGAGCATTCAGAGGCCAAGGACTACCGCCTCCACAAACTGGTTCAGCTCGACCGCAAATCTGCGGTCACCCGCAGCGTCGTCCTCAAAGACCCCCTGACGGGTCTCGACAAGAAGTCGACGGACACCCTGGTTGGCACCATCGACTGTGTGTTCGAGTTTCTGGGACAGACCGACGACCTCCAGGTGGCTGTCGATGGGTACCGGGTGGTCACCGACTTCCCCCTCCAGCTCAACGACAAGTTGGATGGTCGATACACCGTTCGGAACGTCGAGCGCATGTTGGGCGCCTACGTCGCTACGGTGCGCTGATGCTGGAGCCGATGCTCGATGTCCTACACCGCGAAGTGGTCGGAGAGCTGACGACGGCTCACTACGGCACCACGATGGCGGCGTTCAAGGAGATCCACGACGCAATCACCCAGGACCAGAAGCAGGTGCTTCGAGCGTTCGCCAGGATCATCGTCGGAACCAGGGAACCACCTGATTTCCCTGGCGTGTCCATGCCCCGCTGGGACGCTCTGTCGCCAAAGTACGTGGCGAAGAAAGGCTCGGGGAAGGGGTTCTACTTCCACAAGGGCGGCCTCGGCGCTCAACTCCGTGTGGCGGACCCCACCTCCTGGTTCGGTGAGCCGGAGGTCTGGGTCCAGCACGGTAAGGTCAAGGGTATGGCAGACGCCTTCTTCGCTGGGTACGACAAGCGGGGCCGGGAGCTCTACCAGCGTATCGTCATTGATTCCAAAACCAAGAGCGGGTACCGCCGTGTCAATGCCGGTAAGCCGGAGATCACTCCCTCCAGGCTCATCACCGTACCCTTTCCCAACCTGCTCGGCGTCCCCAGCGCCCAGGCTGTGAAGGCTTTGCTCGATGAGGGCGTGCCTATGGGTGATGCCGGCTACAAGCTCTCGAACTTCCAGGGTGGCGCTCCTACGAAGCTGCTTGGAGACAGACATAGCGATGGTGGCCACCGGCCGGTACTCGGCTGGTACCTGGAATGGTGGGCAATGACCCGCACCCGACGCGTCGTCGACCAGGCAGTGAGCCGTAACCTGGCGCCGCTGAACCCCGCGCAGGAGATGTTCATGCAGAACGCTCCGACCAAGACGTTCAGCGGGCTCAACACGAAGCGTCCGTCGGCCTCTCTGGTTCCTCTCAAGATCTGAACGACCCTCGCCCCATCTCTAACATCCTAGGGTTCTAACCATGGCTGAGTTCTACCGCGACGCACACGGGTCCATGGTGAAGTTCTGCAGGGACTTCACAGAGGCCAACCCTGCCTGGGGCCTGGAGGTCTATGACTTCGACGCCCACGTCGCCAACCAGGAGTTCCCTGACGCTGACATCCTGGGGCCCTACCAGTTCCAGTTCTCGATCGATGGGGGCGTCTTCACCATCATGACGATGGTCGGGGTTTCCACCCGTGATGACCCCAATCTGTTCAAGCTGCGGGACGTGACGTCGCGCCTCTACGAGCAGCTGCTGCCCAGCAGGATCATCCAACTCTATGATTCCAACACGGTGACCCCGCGTGGAGTTATGAAGGCGATGGATGGAACTGCCCTATCTCCGGTAGCGCGAACCAACTCCCGGCCCTTCCAGTACATCGCCGTCAGCTTCGGCTGCGATCAGTCTATGATGGTCTGATCACAGCTCGGAAGTCTTCCTGCAGCATTTCTATCAGCTGGTCCTCCAGCATGACCTGAATCTCCGCATTTCGACTGCGGCGATGCAGCTTGGCCTGCGCCTCAATCTTCTCAAGTAGAGATGTAGGTAGACGCACAGAAAAGGCTACCGTTTGCATTTTGTGTTCATCCTGATACCAAACAAAACCTTAGTATTTATGAACTGAATATTCTAGTTGTCAAGAAGCAAAACCGGTTTTGCTTCTTGGAGGATATTCAAATGGCTGGTACCGCCCGTACTAATAAGTTCATGCTCGGCGCCGCGACTGTCATGATCGCGAAGCAGGCTGACTTCGACAAGCTGTCGCCCGCGAACTCGATCGGCCTGGTCAAGAACTTCTCGCTGACCAGCGAGCCGAACTACCTGGAACTGACGCAGGGTGTGAAGAACACCATCGTGGACTCGGTGATGACCGCAAACCCCGTTCGCGCGTCGATGGAGGTCTACGAGTACACTGCGAAGAACCTGGCCTGGGGCCTGGGCCTGGACGGCACTGCTCTGCCGGCGCCGAGCGCCGTTGACGTGACGACCACCACCTCGGAGGCCATCGAGGGCGACCCCACGGCTGACACCACGTTTACGGTCAACGATGCCGCCGGCCTGGCTGTCAACGA